TTCTTGAACCTTGAACATTTGTTTTGGGTTCATTGTTTTTCTCCAAATGACTTACTTGCTTTTGCAAATAAGTATCTACAGGATTAATCATATTAACTTCTTCCTGTAAATTCTGTAACTCCTCTAAAGTAGTTTGAGGGTTAATTATTCTTTGTAGTCTTTTAGACATCTCTTTTGTAAAAGTTGAGTTAGTTGGTATTCTCATTAACTACCTCTTTAATTTCTTTTTTTAATCTTGATGTCCATTTTTTAAGAATATGGTTTGGAACATATTTTAAAGCATCAAAAAGAATTTGTTTTTCATCTCCAATACAATCTTCAATAGCTTCATGATTCATAACTTTGTTAAAATATTCAGAATTTACGCTATTAAGTTGTTTTATAAGATTTTCTTTTTTTTCATTTATTCTCATTATATACTCCCCCCTGATAATTGTATTAAGCAACCTAACATGATTGCAGTTAAACAAAAAGCTGAAAAAATAAAACCTAAAGTGTAGTATGCTATTTTTTTCATTATACATACTCCCATCTACCAGATTTGTTTTTTTCTTTAACATCTCCAGCTTTAGTTAATTTAATATCAACTTTCATTACTGAATCATAAAATTGCTCATCAGATTTATTGATATATTTGATTTGATTTTTTTTAGTCATTTTTAAAACATTTTTTGGTAAAAAAGGTTTTGCAATTTCTAATCTTAAATCATCTCCATTTAATTTATTTAACTTATTATAGAAAGATTTAGTTTCTTTAGGTGTTTGTGTCCAAACATCATCTCCATCTATTTTTATTTTTGACCATGTTTTCATTATGCTTTCTCCTCATTTGTTACAATTTTTAAATTATCAAATAAATCTAAAGCACCAACATTTTGTGGTTCTGTAATAGTGCCATCAGTTTTATAAATATTTATTTTAGCATTATATTTATCAGCATATGCAACAGTACAAATTCTGCCAAAATAATTTAAAAGTCTATTTTGTTTTTTATATAAATTTAAACAATTACTTATTGCTCTACGATTTCTTCTCATTTTTCTCTCTCCTTGTTTGTTAGTTAATTTATTTAACATACGAATAACTTACTAAATGGGTTGTAAATTGCAAATGTTTTTTTTGGCGTAAAACCTAGCTTATTTAACTTTTTTTCAGTTATTTTTCTAATTTCGTTAGAATTTTCTTTTTTTTATCTTAAAATTAATTATAAACGAATCAATTAAAGATATGATTATAAATAAAAAATATGTTAGAGAGAATTGTCGAAAGACTAAGTATTTATTTTCATATCAAATACTAATCGTGTTGGGTTGGCTTCTCTCTCCAACCCAGCACCTAATAGAGAGAAACAAAGATGAATAAAATAAAATGTCCACTTTGTCATAGAGGTGTAGAGTCAATCATAAACAAAAAAAACGAGCAAGTATTTCAAAAACATATTGGAGTTGGTGTTTGGGATTATGGTCAATCAAGAGGTAGAATGTGTTGGTCATCTTATAAGAAAATAGAAAGAACTGATATTCCAGAATCTTATAAAAAATTTGTTGATGCTTGGAATGAAGAATTAAAAAGAATACAATTAAGAAAAAAATCAAATTAAAATAGAAAGAGAGAAATAATATGGAAACAAAAATAACTAGAGTATGGGCTATGCCTCATAAAAATACATTTTCAATAAAACCAATAAAAGAATTAATAGAAAGATATTTAAAAGGTAAATGGATAGACCCATTTGCTAATGATAGTATTTTTAAAAATAAATTAATAACTAATGATCTAAACGCAGAATATAATACCGATTATAATTTAGATGCTTTAGAGTTTTTAAAACAATTTGATGATAATTCTATTGATGGAATACTATTTGACCCACCATACTCAATTCATCAAATAAATGAAGTCTATGATGGTTTTGGTAAAATAAAACAGTTTTCAAGATATGCACATGAAATTAAAAGAATTATAAAACCTAAAGGTTATTGTATTTCTTTTGGCTGGAACACAAATGGTATGCCATACGAAATGAAAATTGATAAAGTTAAACATAAAACTGGATTTGAAAAAATTAAAAAAGAGATATTAGTTGTTGCACATGGTGGTTGCCACAATGATACTCTTATAACAGTAGATCAAAAAATATGAAACAGTTAGATATATTTGAAACTGATTACGAGTCTTGTAATTACACAGAAACATCTAAACAAGCATTGGCTGATATAAAACCAAAAATTAAAACTAAGCGTCAGCAAGTGCATGAACTTATAAAATTAAAACCTCTAAACAATTGTGAAATTTCAAGAGAGTTAGAAATTCCATTAAGTTCTGTTTGTGCGAGGATTAGAGAGTTGCAACTTTTAGATTTAGTTGAAGATAGTGGGTATAAAAGAAAAACTATTAATGGTAAAAATGGAATTGTATGGCAAGTAAAAAAGAAAAAAAACATCTGGCTCTAGTTCAAAGTTTGGGTTGTTTAATTTGTCAGCAACCAGCTATCTGTCATCACATAAGAAATCGTGGAGATGGTAAAGGTAATATTGGTTTTGGCAACAGAGCAAATCACTATGAAGTTATACCTTTGTGTCCAAGCCACCATGTTGGTGCTTTTAGTATTCATAACACCAAAAGACAATTTGAGGCCATGTATGGAACTGAGGCAGAATTATTACAAAGGACTCTAAAAGAAATTAAAAGTTTAGAACAAGTAAATGATTTTTTTAACCTAAAAGGAGAGAACAATGGCTGAAATGAGAGATGAACACTTTGAAGTAATATCTAGCAATCGTGCTAAGCGTTATGAAAAACAAAAAAAGACCACAAATATAATTAAGACTCTGTTAAATAGATATTCAAAAAAACAATTAATCGAGATGATCGAGAAAGAGAGTAAAAATGCAAAGTAGAAAGTCAGGATATTTTCTAGTTTATAGAGATGTTTGGAAACACCCTGTATTTAAAAATTTAGTGGAGTCAGCTATTTGGCTTTACATGATTAGTTCTGCTAGTCATAAAGATAAGACAGCTAGATATTTAGATAACGAAATATTTATAAAACGAGGAGAGTTAATATTTCCTTTAAGAAAAAATGCTAAGATTTGGAATATACCTTATACAGCTATGCGAACTTTCATTTTAAGGTTGAAAAGACGAGGCATGATAAACCATCGACTCACCACATTGAAACCAACGAATGATTTTAAGTTTAGCAAAATAACTATAATTTCCGTGCTTAATTACGACAAGTTCCAATATGTTGAGCCTGTGGATAACCAACGACTCACCAACGATCACGCGTATCTAATAAATAATACTAATACACTAATATCTAATATACAGGATAAGAAAAAAGATATTAAGTCTAGCAAGGAAGATTATAAGAAAATTGGGGAATGGGGAGAATATACTATCTTGCTGAAAGACTCTAAAAAGTATTTAAAACATAAATGGAAAGATGAGCCTCTCAAAGAATACCAATGAGTGCGATATTAAGAATATTTAAGTATGTAAGAAAAAGATTGATTAATCTGTCTATTGAAAATAAAAGGTTAAAGATGCAACTTGAATTTTACAAGGCTATTGTTGAAAGTGATAATTCTAAAAAACATTAATGCCACATTTAGAACACATTTTATATGGCAGAAAGAAAATTAAGGTGCATTTTAGACCACTAAAAAATCTTGATGGATATTACGAAACCGAAAAGAAAATAATTGTGTTGGATAGCAGAATAAAAGGCAAAAGACTCTTTAACACAATAATTCACGAGATATTTCATTTAATTGCACATCTATCTAAAATTAAATTTAGAACTATGGGAGAAGAACCAATGGCAATAGAGATAGGAAATGGCTTTACTAAGATATTTAAACAAAACCCTAAACTATGGACTTTGCTAACAAAATTACTAAAATAAACGCATTATGAAAAACGACAAAACTAAGGCAACTGACACAATTAAGACAAAATCTATGGGAAGACCAACTAAAGAGGTAGATACAAAAGTTATCGCTTCCTTGAGCCAGATTGGGTGTACTCAGGAAGAAATTGGAAGTGTTGTTGGAATATCTGCTAGAACATTACAAAGACGATTTGCCGATTTAGTAGCAGAAAACAAAAATATCGGCCGAGCAAGTTTGAGAAAGAAACTTTGGGAACGAGCCTTAAAAGGAGACCCTAAGCTACTTATATGGCTATCTAAGAACGAACTTAACATGGTTGATAAGATACACACCACACAAACTGTTGAACCTCTACCATTAATTATTGATGCTAAAGCTGACGAGGTAAATGGCTAAACAAAAATTCACGCACTTCATACCAAGAGATAAACCACCAAAAAGAGGTGCTGGAAAACATAAGAAGAACAAAAACAAACATGAAAAACGACAACAAAAACAAACTAGATACAAAGGACAAGGAAGATAATATGAGTGAAGTAATCGGAGAGAATACATTTTTAAAACTAAGACAACAAAAAGATCAAATGAAAGCTGAGTTAGAGCAAGTAAAAATACAAAGAGATATTGCTTTAAGAAGACAAAAGAAACTTGAAGATGCTGTAAAAGATTTAAGAAAGTTGGTAGAGAGTGGAACAGAAGCGAAGTAACTTTTATCCTAATGGAGAGATCATAGATTATTCTCTACCTCAATCATTTA